AGAAGAATAAGTACCCGAACCTTCGGTATCCGTAACAGTTGCAACCATAGCACCAGTACCAGCATTATAGGAATCAATTTCCGCGTGAATATGGTTAGGCACACTATGTGAAATCAAAATAGTTTGGTTGACAGAATAAGACAACCCAACACCAACCATCAAAGAAACAGTAGCCCCCACAGCGGGAATCGTAATTGTGCTGGTTGAAGTAGTTTCGTATTTGTCTCCAGCCAGACCCTGTGGACCTTGGGGACCCTGAACACCTTGCGGTCCCTGCGGTCCTGTAGGTCCAATCGGACCAGCATCACCCTGAACCCCCTGAGGACCAGTAGGACCAGTTGCCCCAGTTGCTCCAGTCAAACCAATCGGTCCCTGAGGTCCTTGAGGACCAGTCAAACCAATAGGTCCAGTAGCACCCGTAGGACCAGTAGGTCCAGTAGGACCCGTCAAACCAATAGGACCCTGAAGCCCCGTCAAACCGATGGGACCCTGCGGTCCTTGCGGACCAGTAACCCCTTGGGGACCAACGGGTCCCACGGGACCCTGAGGACCCGTGGAACCCGTTGCGCCCGTTGCACCAGTCGCGCCAGTTTCCCCCTTGGGACCCATGCTTCCTGAAGCCACAAGGCTTATACCCTGACTGGTTACAACACCTGACAGTATGTTCCCTAGTTTAACATAAATTTCCGTAGTAGACATTATCGGGTCACATCCGCCAACACGGTACACTTACCAGCAACAATAGTAGAAACAACACCACCCGAAGTGCGCTGAAGGTCCCAAAACGCATTACCAGCCACTAGGGCGGCTGATGCGGCAGACGCAAGGGTCAGGGTAACCACACCACCCACCGCGTTCGTAATCACACAAGAAAAAGATGCGGCAATAGTAGCCGAGTCTCGGGTATAGCGGATTTGGGACGCAAAGGAGTCCCCCGTCAGGTTAACGGGGGTTCCATCGGGGTTGCTCACGGTCACATTGATAACTTCCGTGTCCCCTCGCATAATTTTAATATCTTGCTTTGCAGGCACCATACTAATACTCGTTTTGTTCTATCTTGAACGACTTGGCTCGCCGTTCCTTGGTGTCACGGTACTGCTCGCAGACAGGACACCTGTAGTGGTCCACGCGGCGGATTTCCCAGCCACAGTTCTCACATTCGTCAATCTCGGGAAGATTCACGGAAAGACTTCTCTTGGGTGGCTACGCTGGCAATAAGTTCCTCAAGGTCCTTGTCGGATATCTCCGCCAAAGACTGGGTATGGTTAATGTTAACCTGTGCAGGGGCAAGACGGTTGGTTGCCTGAAGGTACAGTTGGGCGGCTTTATTGTCGCCGCCGAGCGCACGATTATAGATTTCGTCCAATAGTTTTTGGGTTCGTTCGGGGGACCCTTGGAGTTCGTCTACTCGTTTTTGCCATTCGGCTTTGAAGTGGGGTTTCTTTTCCCATCTCCTGAGGGTGGTTTCGTCCACGCTGTGGAGTTTGGCGTAGGCGGTTTTGGATGCGGGCTGTCGGTGTCCGTGCGGAATGAGGAGCCAGTTTAGGTAGGCTTCTTGTCGGGTGTCTAGGGTTGTTTCTTCCATACTATTGGGTTGGCTGTTCTGATTGTTGACTGGTTTGGTCGGGAATAGAACAGCGGGGGGGATTATAGGGGGGGTCAAGGAAAACTGTATTGACGGTACGAACCTTAGTGAGTACCGACAATGAATACTGTATACTAGGCTTAAGGATAGGTCCACCCAAGGTGGGTGGACCCCCAAAACAGAACTATAGGCGGGGACAACCAATGCGTATCATCAAGGCACTAGCGATTGTTATCGGGACCTTTTTTTGTTTGGTGCTAGCGTCCGTTATTTACCTGCTGAATGCCGCTAAAGACTTCCGCACAATTCCCCTAGACTAGGATGGTGTCATGTTTGAGAATATGGTGAACAACCTGCCCGAATGGACCGAGGTCAGGGTTCGCTGGATGGATGCTCACGCACCAGCCAGCGGCTGGCACGACCTAGACGAATACACCCCCGATGATGCGGTAGCGGTCACACTGGGGCGTATCTGGAAGGACTGCAAGCCGAACTATCTGACACTGGTCGGAACCATTTTTGAGGGTGACGACATGAAGATGGCTAGCGACATTAATCATATCCCGTTCGGAATGGTTTTGGACATTGAAATCATAAAGGAACCCCATGCCCGCTAATTCCACCCCTAGAGACCCTAGACTGCAACGCGCTGGTGTTAGCGGCTATAACAAGCCGAAGCGTACCCCCAGCCATCCAACCAAGTCCCATATTGTCGTCGCCAAAGTAGGGTCCACCATCAAAACCATCAGGTTCGGACAGCAAGGTGTCCGAACCAACCAGACACGCGGACAACAGGAAGCATTCAAGTCCCGCCACGCCAAGAACATCGCCAAAGGACCCCTCAGTGCCGCATATTGGGCAGACAAGGTCAAATGGGACCCATCCAAAACTGCTGCACCCAAAAACAAGAAATGGGTTAAAGGCTCCTAAGATTACCGCCCTTTAACTCAACTGGTAGAGTAGCAGACTTTTAATCTGACGGTTGCGGGTTCAAGCCCCGCAGGGGCGACAACCCCACCCAACTAGGGTATCAAACCTTTATAATATAAGGTTCATATTGGCATGGACAACGCCGGCATTATGACGGCGGTCACATAATCGTTATGGTATCCCCAGAAACCAAAATCATAACGCATCGGCTATGGGCTATAACTATATTACAGGCATGACGGGCGCGCCCCCCCATGCCCCCCCACCCGCATAGGCGACCCCATCGGAAAGTATCGGTAAACACTACCATAAAGCAATGGGTCATAATGACCTAAACAGGGGGGTCAGGCTCGTGATGCGGGCATGATGCGGGCATGACACCCGTGTCGTGTGTGTGGCGCACCTATGCGTGTTTTATGCGTGTCGTGTGTCATTGTGTGCATTATGCGGCGGGATGACGGTGGCTGGGTGTGACGGCGTAGCCGTCGCAAGGCGTGTGAACAGCAGTCCCGAACTGTTCCCAAATTTTTTCCCTTATTTCCCAAGGGTTTGCGGGGTGTTATGAAAATTAACATTTGCAATTGTGTCGGGTTTGCCTCATCATGTTGTCGGCTCGGTGCCTCGGTATCGGGTCGGGAGTTCCCCCGTTCGGCGGGGCGATACGGACTCCCCCGACTAGGAGCGATGGCGGGATGCCTCGGTGCCTAGCGGACTGTGTAGCGATGGCGCATCTTGTGGTGCGTTCTGAGGCACGGGGCGACACACAATGCGGATTGCGCTTAGTGTGTCGCATTATGCTCTCGCACCTCGTGGTGGCAGGGACACGGACCACGCTCGTACGCTATGTCGTGGGTTCCTCCGCGTCCTGCTCGCTCCCACGGATTATGGACTTCGTCCATAATCAGGCTCCACCGAACGGCTCAGGTGGCGAGGGAATAGGAGTTCGTGACCTGCCCATCCTCGTAGAGGATGGATGACGGGTTTGGCACGGACCTCGTAGAGGTCCGTGGGGTGTTGGTTTGCCTCACGGACCTTGCGTTGCGATGTCCTTGCCGAACCTTACGGTTCGGAGCCGTGTATTGCCCCCACCATCATGGAATGATGGTGGGGGTGGTACTCATCTCCGATGAGTCAATCAACACAACCCATAACCTAGGAGGTTATACCATGCCCCATCATCAGCCCTTTCCCATCAACCAAACCGAATGGTTCCCTGCGATGCGGGACCGTGGGTGGACCACGATGGAGACGCTGGACAGCACCGAGCCGAACCACTACGGTGGTGGCGGACACATCCTCATGCGGGAGTTCCACATGGCGGACGAGAACGGGAACTTCGCGGGTGTCGCCGTGAACGAGGTGTTCGTGGACAAGCGGGGCGAACTGCGGTCCAAGTGGTACTTCGTGCCGTTCATCCTCACCGCCGAGGACTGCCTCTAGTCCGATACGGAGTATCGGAACAGTCGGAGCCGTCTACTGTCCGCACCACCACGGAGTGGTGGTGCGGGTGGTACTCATCTCCGATGAGTAACAACACAATCCCAGCAACATAACCTAGGAGGTTATCACAATGGCAAGCAAAGCCCCAATCATCGTCTCCGTGGACTTGTCCACGGAGCGCGTCACCTACCGTGAGGGTTCCCTCACCAAGACGGACCGTTTCGCCTACCTTTCCAAGGTTGGAAAGTTGGCGGCTCTGAAGCACCTCGGGTGGAGGTCCAGCGGGAAGCCCCCGATGCACTGCACCGAGACCGAACTTGCCCACGCATGGCAGGTCCTGATGCGTGAAGGCAAGGACAACCAGCCCCAGCCCGAGGCACCGAAGGTGCCGACACCGACCAAGGAGGTCCCCATTCCCACCCAGCCCGCACCGCAGACGAAGTCTGCCCAGCCGAAGCACCAGCCCCAAGGTGGAACCTTGGAGCAGGCTCTCGGCGAGATTCTCGGTGGCATCGTTGAGGGTCGGTTCACCGAGGTGAACGCCGAGATGCAGTCACTCCGTGACCTCATCGCCAAGACCCAGCCGAAGGTGACCGAGATTCACCTGCCCAGCGGCGAGACCAAGCGACTGGACGGAGTCCAGCACACGGTCTTTCCGACCGTTCTCGTGGGAATCTCCCAGCGTCTCCCGCTGTGGCTCGTTGGTCCCGCAGGGACTGGCAAGTCCACCATTGCCGAACAAGCCGCCCAAGCCGTAGGCTTGGAGTTCTCGTCTCGGTCCTGCTCGGCGCAGACGACCGAATCCAACCTGCTCGGGTTCATCTCGGCGAACGGCGACTATGTGGTGTCGGAGTTCCGCAAGCGGTACGAACACGGCGGCGTGTTCCTGCTGGACGAGGTGGACAACGGGAACCCGAATGTGCTGACGGTGCTGAACTCGGCACTGTCCAACTCGTTCATGGCGTTCCCCGATGGCATGGTCACCCGCCACAAGGACTTCGTCCTTGTCGCCACGGCGAACACATACGGCAACGGTGCCACCGCCGAATATGTCGGTCGCAACCCGATTGACAAGGCGTTCACCGACCGATTCTCGGTCTTGGAGGTCGGGTACGACAACGCCGTGGAGGAAGCGATGCTTGCATCGGTTTCGCTGACCAAGGAGGTTGCCACGAAGTGGCTGA